CGATGAGGGGGTATCTGACGAGTCCGAACTGTTATGTGCTCCTGATCGGGAACGGGAACCGTGCGGACGGCGCTTTCTACGAATCGCACCAGCGGGGGAACTGGGAGAGGTTCCAAATCTCGGCACACGACGTCCCGAGCGAGATCATCTCTCGAGATTGGATCGAGGAGCAGGAGACCTACTACGGAACGGACTCGCCGCAGCACTATGTTCGGGTTCTGGGAAAATTCCCGCCTAAGGGAGGGGATTACCAGTTGGTGCCGGAGTGGTTGCTGGAGGAGGCTGCTGGCAAGGCGCCGGAGGAGGAGAAGGGGCGCCACCTGGGGCTCGACGTTGCCAGGAGCGGCGAGGACATGACTGTGGCGGTGATTACGTCAGATGGGGTGGTGGAACTGGTCAAGACATGGAGATCGGACGATCTGATGGACACGGCCAAGCGAGCGATGCAGTTGGCGAAGGAGTGGAACGTCGAAGGCAAGAACATCCACGTTGATGTCGATGGCTTGGGTGCTGGCGTGGTGGACCGCATGAGAGAAGCTGATGTGCCCTGCGACCCAGTGGACTTCGGGGGCAAGCCCGCTGGCGACTGGAACTGGCTAATCGGGACGGACATGAAGATCCTCAACCGAAGGGCCGAGATTCACTGGATTGGGCGCATGGGGCTGCTCAACGGGCAGTTTTCGATCCCGAGGGACTACCGAAAGACTCTTTGGAGGCAGTTGGGTTGGACTAATTATGAGTACAACGAGAAGGGCTACCTGAAAATGGAGTCGAAGGACAAAATCAGAGCCAGATTCGGGGGAAGCCCCGACCACGCGGACGCTTGGCTGCTCACATTGAGCCGCGCCAACGCCTTTAAGCGCCTTTTCTTCATCTAATGCGAAAAAGAAGGAAGTTAGACAAGAGCTCGATGCGAAATACGCCCCAAAACAAGGTCCGGCGCATCAATCAGGCGCTCTTGAAGTGCGAAATGGCTCTTTTGATGCTCGAGGAGCGCTCGCTGGGTCGCGAATTGACGAAAGAGGAGGTTATGAAGCTGGAATGGCGCCAAAATGGGCTCGCTTCCCACATTGAGCGCCTCAAGAAGGCGCGAAGCGACTGGCAGAAGGGCGGACCCAGGGCTGGGCGCTGATGTCATGCGGTATCGAGTGCCCGTTTTGCCGTAGCGTTGCGACAAAGGTGGTGGATTCACGCGCCGACAACGACCGGGGCGCCGTGAAGCGGCGTAGGGAGTGCGAAAGCTGCGGAGAGCGCTGGACTACCTACGAGATTGAGGAAGATCGCCTCGCTTTGTACGAGGAAGCCCTGAAACACCGCATCTAGCCGTTCCTCTTCTTCTTCTTCGCCCAGTGTTTCCAGGGGTTGTTTCCGCCCCATCCCTGTTCGTGCGCCTGCGCCTGGGTTTCCCATAGGTGCGCCATGACCCGTGCCTGGACATCGCTGGAATCGGCGCCTTGATCGTTGGCGACTTGCTTAACGCGCGTGCGCGCCGCTTTGAGGTAGGGGCGCATCCACCAGACGGTTCCGATAGCGAAGAGGGTGAACACAGCGACGATGCCGCTGATGGCTCCAAAGAAAAACGAGGTCCAGTCCATCTAATGCACTCCTAGGTCTTTCCGACGCGCATATTCAGCGATCAGGGCAGCGTCGGCTATGCCCCAGTCGGCCTTGACCCCAATCGGGATGTGGGGAAAGAGAGATTTGGCAGCGCGGACTGCGCTTGCCTTGATTTGAGGACCACGCGGGAGGCCAGAGAGCATTTTGCTCTGCCAGACTTGAGGCGTGATCTCCATATAGGGGATGTAGAGGCCCGAGAGGAGTCCGAGCCACAGCCCGTAGCCCACTCCGAAGTTGAAAGCACCTACGCGCCCGTCTCGGGGGAGCGTGCCCACCTTTTCGATGCCAGAGAGGGGCTCTCCATCCTCCTTGACTGCGCGCATGAGGACTTCGCGCATCCCAGGTACGTCGTAGTGCTTCTTGCCCTTCTCTGCGTAGATGGGGGTGCGGATAGCCTGCACGATGCCACCGGCGCGGTCGAGGACCACGATGCCGCCCGTTATGCCAGGGTCGATGCCGACGATTCGAGAGCGGGCCACTAGAACCGAATGCTCTGTTGGGGTTGGTCGGCAAGATCACGCTCACGGTCAACCAACCATCCATTCAGGTCTGACAGGTTGCCAAACTCCTGCATCAAAACATCTTCCCCTCCCAGATAGGACTTGAAGACGCTCCAGTACCAGCGACTGCGCGCCAGCCGGTAGCCCAGGGCGGCAAGGCGGTCCCTGAGGATGCGCGTATGCGGCGACAGGCCAAAATCGCACAGTTCTCCGGGTAGCTTTATTCGTCGATGGCGCATGATTCGTCGAGGTCGCATGAGTCAATGATGGCGTGGGTAATGAAGGTGCTCTCTGCTCGGATCCCGAACCGAAGCTCAAAGGTGGAGCCGCAGATGGATTCAGCGGGGACTACGAGGTCTCGTTCATCGTCCTCCTCATTTGAAGGCATCAGCCTCACGGGCGACTTCAGCCGCACAAAGGGGGCATGGCATAGGGGGCACATGACGTAAGAGGAGTAGGCCCACCCCGGTTCAGGGTTGGTCATCAGTGGGTATGCGCGTAGGTCTAGGATGCGCGGATCGTCTTCATGCATATCAGTCATGGATGTTTGCGCTCACCTAAGATCTCCAATCAACCGAGTATGGCGACCAACGCCCCCCTAATACAAGCCGTTCTCTGGCTCGGGTCATGCCGACGTAGAACGTCCTGATAAGTCCATCGCGGCCCTCTCCCGGCTTTGACCACTCGCGCATCGCCGATGGCGAGATATCTGGGAGGAGGAACACCGTGTCAGCTTGAGCCCCCTTGACTGAATGAATACTGCCCACGGTTAGGGATGGGGTCTCACGGAGAGTCTGAGCTCCACGCTTCCTGGCGACGGCGAGCGCGTATTCCATGAGGCGGCGCTTGGAGCCGAGAAGGTTGTCTTCGAGCCAATCTAGGGAACGACCCTGGCTGAATGCTTGCCTAAGAAGGTTCCAGTTGTCTCCGAAGGTTGCTTCCCCGTCATCAGAGTCAATCTCCTCCCGGCACCGCTTCTCGTTGGTCCCGAGGTCAGAGATCCAACGCTTGGCTCCAGGGGAGAGGGTTCCCTTGGCGCGGATAATTTCAGTCCACGCCCTGGCCTCTTCCCAATTCCAGACTCGTGCTTCGTCGCCGTATGTTCCGGGGTCGGGGCGAAGGTAAGCTAGGAGCCTTCCTGCGCCGCCTCTAAGCGGGTTCCACGCACCGTTCGTAGATCTGTGGGGATTGTGGAAGGGGATTCCAGCGTGGCGTAGAGCGGCTATCAGGCTGCGTAGCATGAAGCCACAGGTAGCCAGGATCATCACGCTCTTGTCTCGCTCGATCTCTGCTACGGCCTCTCCAAGAATGGGGGCAACGTAGCGGGCATTGCCGTCGCTGTAATCGAGAGCCCCGTCATGGTCACGGGGCAAGTATTCAACGGCATAGCGGTAGGAGGCTTTCGAGATCCACTGAGACGCCACGGCATGAACCGCCCGTGGGACGCGATAGCTCTGCGTCAGGTGATAGTTGTTCTCGTCGGGTATCTCCGGGGAGAGGAACGCTCGAGCCGACCCCCCGCGCCACCCATAGATGGCTTGGTCTCCGTCGCCAGCCAGGACGGCGTAGGCTGCCCGAGCGTTCCATTTCCGAACAAGCTCAAGCTCTAGCACAGAGCAGTCTTGAGCTTCATCCATGATGAAGACATCAGGATTGCCGGGAGCATACTCAACTTCATCCAAAGCACCCTCGATGAGTCCTGTGAAGTCTGTGAACCCCTCCGCATCCAACCAATACTCCCACCTACGCTGGAAAACAGCGACATCGGAACGCCAGGAGGAGCGCGGGATGCGGTTGTGGCGATAGACCTGGGCCAGGGCCATTAGCTCGTCACCACGGTTCTTCTTGTCGGATCTCATCTCCGGCTCATCCATCGAGGGCTTACCCCCTGAGAGCCTGAAGGCTGGCTCCATGTCGTTCCATGCTGCGATCTCGCCCTCAGCAATCGCTGGGCGCCCAAGTGAACGAAAGGCGAGGGCATGGAGGGTGCCGACGTTGTGGAGGGGTATCGGGAGATCCCTGGTGGCAATCTCAGACGCAGCGGTGCGCGTGAGGGAGCAGATGACCACGCCGTTGGGTCCGAACTTCTCGACAGCCTTGGGCACCCATCGGGTAGCCAAGGTTCGCGTCTTCCCGGTGCCTGGAGGGCCGTGCAGTCGGTACTCGGTCAACCCTCTTCCTCGGTGCGCGGGGTCATAAAGATCGGGGTGCCATCTCCCACATAGGCACCCTTCACGTTGAAGTAGAAGAAGTCCACTGCCTGCTCCATCGTCATGCCGTCACGCTCCATCAAGACCTCTAAGCAGGTCTCTTCGTTATAGATGGCAAGCGGCTTGGAGCCGAAGGAATAGCCGTATCCGACGAAGGCTTGCTCGAAGCCGTCCGCAAGAAGAGCCTCGGGGTTCTCTTCTGCAAGAGCATTGCGGTCACTGTCGGGGATTACGTCTACCACAGCAGCCACACAAAGAAGCCGACGATGAAGATGAGTACCCAGCAGCCGCATCCGTAGAGGAGGACAGCGGGGTAGATGTCGCTCCGGTCACGCTGGCTTACCTGCACTTGGTCTGCCAGGAGATAGTCGCTAATATCGGGGGGGTGGCTCATGGGGAGAGGTGAGG